GAGAAACTTATCAAAGAAGAAAAACAACGCACCGCCGACGAACTCCTTCAATACGTATTTATATCCCACATAAACACCTATACCACCAACAAAAAGCAAAATGCAATGAACAAAAAAACAAAAAAGCCCAACGACCTGCTCAACAAAGCAGACCGATTTCTATACGGGATACGAAACCTACTGGCCGGAGCCGTGAACTTCGACTTCACCGATGCCGACGGCAACGTAGTATTCTCCACCGATAAGGACGACGACACCCTGGCCGTGGGCGACCCCGTAACCCTGGCCGACGGCACCACCCAAGGCATATTCACCTTGGAAGACGGCCGCACCATCGTGGTGGCCGACGGCGTGATAACGGACATACAAGACCCCGCCACCCAAACCGAAAACGCCCAGCTACGCGAAGCCGTAAACCAACTAACCAACTCCCTGGAACAAGCACAAACACTCATAACCGAGCTCCGCAACCAAGTGAAAAGCACCTACAACGTGGCACCACGCACCAAAATACCCGGACGGGCAAACACACAAAAATCAGTAGAAACATTAAAAAACGAAGCACGCGAAAAACGAGCAAAAATAAATGGAGGTAAAAAATAATGGCAGCAATATTAGACTTTAGCAAATTCACCTTCGGCGTAGAAGAAATAAGAGCCGTAAAAGAACTCCTCTTCGACGACGTGGTGGCATCACCCGAAATAGACCTCCTACACACCGTGTACCCAAACATCGTGTACGACAAAGAAATAGGATTCATCGGCAAAGGCGGCCTCGTAGGCATCGCCCACCAGGGATGCGACCCCACGCCACAAGACTACAACATAGGCACCCGCGTAGTAACCTGGGAACCCAAAGCATGGGAAATCCTAATAGCCCAATGCGCCAAAGACATTGAAGCCACCGCAGCCGTGTACTCACTCAAAGCAGGCGTGGAGCTGGACGACTTTACTTCGAGCGACTACATCAACATCATTGTAGAAGTACTATCCGTATCAGTAAAAGAATTCATCATCCGCCTAGCCTGGTTCTCCGACAAAAGCGTGGCAAACGTGAAAAACGGAGGCATACTTAAAGACGGCGTAAACGCAGCCTACTTCAACATTATTGACGGGTTGTTCAAGCAAATAGACACCCAGATAACCGCCAACGGCACCCAGAAAATAACCATCACCGAAAATGCCGGCACATCATACACCGCGCAAGCATTGAAACCCGAAAACGTGCTAAACACATACCTGCCACAACTCGTGTTCAATGCCGACCTCACCCTGCGCGCCAACGCCAAAGCATTCATCCCCTGCACACAATCCTTCTACGACGCCTACTCACGCTCACTGCAAGGCACCACCATCGAAAGCCTGTACACCAACCTGGTGGACGGACAAAAAACACTCACCTACAACGGCATCCCACTCTTCCCAATACCCATTTGGGACACCATGATAAAATCATACTTCGACAACGGAACCAAGCTATACAACCCACACCGCGCCCTATACATCGTAAAAGACAATATCGCCGTCGGAGTAGATTCCAGCAGCTCATTTGGCGAAATGGACATCTGGTACAACAAAGACGAACGCAAAGTAAAAATAGAAGCCAAAGGAAAAGCCGACGCCAAACTATTGAACCCCGTACAATTCCAAATAGCGATATAATCAATTAGCAAATTAGCGAATTTGCCAATATGCAAATGAAGAATTAAAGAAACAAATTTCCCCAAACCCCTTCCCGATAGCTATCGGGAGGAACTTACTCAAACAAGCAAAAGCGTTTGTATAATATTGTCCCCTTATGCTTAAGGGGACGAGCGAAGCGGAGGGGTTAGAAATCGTAGAACAAAGAACAAAGACACAAGATTAAACGCGAAGCCACAAAGCCGCGAAAAATGAAAAAATAATTAGAGTCAATTTGTGTAATTCGTGTAATTTGTGTTCCCCACACGTCTTAACTTCTAAAGAAAAAAATCAAATATAAATTAAAAAAATAAGGAGAAACTAAAAATGGCAGATTGCTCAAAAATAACAGCCGGACTCGTGGCAGCCAATTGCACACAAGCACCATTATCAGGCATTAAACCAAAAATCACATTACTGAACTACGACGATGTGGACAAATCAGATTCCAAAGTAACCAACAACGTTATCACAGCCATCGTGCTCTCAGGCACAGCAAAAGGCTACGTGTTCGAATCACTCGACGAATCATGCCTTCCCGAAACATCCCTGGCCAAAGGCACCTACTTTTCCAAAGTACAACACGACCTCACCATCCGCGTATTCATCAAAACCGAACCCGCCAAAGCATTCGTCAACAACCTCTTGCTAAGTCGCGTAATCGCCATCGTCGAAAATAAAGAACTCGGCACCGGCGGCGACACCCAATACGAAGCCATCGGCTGGGAAGCAGGCCTGGTAGTATCCGAATTAAAATCAACAGCCGAATTTGCCGACGGCGTGGTGTACGAAATCAAACTCGGCTCATCCGACAAAAGCAAAGAAGGCACACTACCAAAATCAGTATTCGTAACCGACACCACCACCACCGAAAAAATGTTAGCCGGACTAATCGCCTAAAAAGAAATAGACAGGGGCAGGCCTACCCCAAAAAGATATTGAACATCCACCCCCACACACGAAACCTGTGGTGCCCATTCAACATCCATTCCGGTAAGTCCGTATCCCCCAGACATTCCATATCTCCAAGATATGGAATGTCTTAAAACAAGAATGAAAACCATTCCATCAGGCAATGCCCGAAGGGCAGCACAACGGTAACCCCGTATGCAATGCGGGGTAAGTAAATCCATCCACCACCCAATTCGAAATAAATGAACTATCAATTGAAAAATTATTAATCTCTTAAACAATAATTATTATGTCAACAGCAAACCAGTTAATTTACAACAGCGGAGCCGTAGCCATCGATACTACCGGCGACGTAATTACATTGAAAAACCTATCAGGAACCTCGGTAGGAGTAATCAGCAATTCACAACTATCATTATCACGAAACACTGTATGTGTTTTGAGTCAAAATGCCACAGATACAATATTATCCGATTCAGCAGGCAGTAGTTTCCTTACAGCACAGTACGATGGTTCAGATCTAGCAAACAATGTATTGTGTCTATATAGAGGAGATCAAACCCTCTTGTCTCAGAATAAAAACTATACAAGTTTAAGTGATTCCCACAATGACGATATTGTATGTGCCTACTATGATGGAACCACCATTGCAAATAATAAAATTACCATATCAAGAGGAAACGCAAATGATGTGTTATATCAAGACAAAATAAACACATACCTATACAACACACAAGGAAATGACATATTGAAAAGCGTTTATGATGGCACAACCGGGGCAAACAACACCCTCATACTATCACGAGGCGGTTGCAACGAAGTGTTGAGCCAAACCAAAACCTATACCTCTCTGAACGATCAGGAAGGAGAAAGCTTTATATATGCCACTAATGACACCACCGGCAAAACAATATCCATATCCAGAGGTAGAGGCACCTATCCTTTTATATACCAAAACGACACCACAACCTATTTTCGAGACCATGAGTGTGATACCGTGTTCTGCTACACCTCCGATGCCCAAACCCTGTATGCCGACAACATGACAATTAATTGTCCCGCCGCAACAACCGGCACCGATCTTTATATCAAAGCAGCCAATGGCACAATGAAAACCATTACCATCGCCGCCCTGAAAACCCTATTAGGAATATAATTCAAAAAAAAATCTTCTTTCACTCCATACATTCCATATCTCCCCTTCCCGATAGCGATCGGGAGGGGGAGATCCCCCAAAAACCATTTTGAGTCATGCTTCTCCTTTATGTTCCATCAGAAAATGCCCGAAGGGCAGCACAACGGTAACCCCGTATGCAATGCGGGGTAAGTAAATCCACCCACCACCCGAACCCGGAGGGTTCCACCACCCAATTCGAAATAAATGAACTATCAATTGAAAAATTATTAATCCTTTAAAATTTAATTATTATGTCAACAGCAACCCAATTAATCTACACCAATGGCAACGTGGCCATTGACACAACCAACAATCAACTGACATTCAATGATTCAACAGGTTCTGAGTACGGACATGTAAATGGTACCGAATTGATATTCTCACGCGATGGTAATTATACCTTCTTGCAACAGGATGCACATTACACGTATATTTACGATTCTATTGGCAATAATACATTAACTACTTATTATGACGGGTTAGCACCTATAAATAGTACAATACTCTTATCTAGAAGTGGTTATAGCAATGTATTAAATCAAACTAAGAACGAAACCTATTTGTACGACTCTGACAGCAGTAGTGTTTTACATGCACATTGGGAAAGTACAAATGCCAACAACACATTAACTCTTTCACGTGGTGCACATAACAATATTTTAACCCAAGATGCTACCACTACAGCCCTTTCCAACTCCGCAGGCACAGCCATTTTAACCGCCACCACAAGCGCACAAACCCTATTGGCCAGCTCCTTGACATTGTCCGATACACCAAGTACTACCACCAAAACAGACGTAGCTTATGTATATGTTGAAGGCACCGATGGTAAATTGAAGAAAGTATCATTATCCACCTTTTTAAATTGGTAGAATTCAGAAAAAATAATATCAGTTAATTCGTGTCATTAGAGTTCAATCAATAAGCCCAAGCACAACATCACAATTCATAATTTGTAATTTATGAATTGAAAAAAATAATCCATTAAACAATAATTATTATGTCAACAGCAAACCAATTAATCTACACCGGTGGTACTGTAGCCATCGACACTACCGGCGACGTAATTACGTTGAAAAACGTATCAGGAACCTCCGTAGGAGTAATAAGTAATTCACAACTATCATTATCTCGGAACGGTCATTATGTCTTATATCAAGGTGTTAATGATACCTATTTGTATAGTGCCGATGGTTATAGATTGATTTATAGTCATTACGACGGTTCCACCATGGACAATAACACCCTAACTATTTCAAGAAGCGGATCAATAGACGTGCTAAATCAATCCAAAACCAGTATGTCCGTGTATGATTCAACAGGATCACAAATTTTGTATGCTTATTGCGATGGAAATACAGTCAACAATATTTTAATTCTTTCAAGAGGATCACAAAATGATGTGTTATCACAAAATACTTATGATACGCATATTTCCGACTCTACCGGATCAGACTTTATATACGTACATTCTGAAACAAATACAGCCAGCAACTCAATAGATATTTCCAGAGGAGGAAATAACGATTTGTTGTATCAAGATGCAACCACAACCACCCTTTCCAATTCAGCAGGCACAGCCATTTTAACCGCTACCACAAGCGCACAAACCCTCTTGGCAAGTAGCCTTTCATTGACCAGTGCACCCACCACCACCACAGCAGCATCAGTATATGTAAAAGGCACCGATGGCAAGTTAAAAGAAATCACCATAGCCGCCCTAAAAGCCCTGTTAGCCTAAGAAATTTAAAATACACTAGCACCCCATACATTCCATATCCCCCCAAGATATGGAATGTATTAAAACAAAGAATAAAGAATAAAGACAAGAGAAAGATTAAACGCTAGGACGCGAAGCCGCTAAGAAAACCAGTGCCATCCTAAATAATATTCAAACCCATCCCCCTGACGGGTACTTCCCTTTATCAAAAGGGAAGAATATACACACAAACATTGTTTTTCTGCAAAGAGTTGCAGTTATAAAAAAAACACTTTTAATAAAACAAACCCCATCACCCGCCAAATTATTGTCCCCTTTAGCCAAAGGGGACGAGCGAAGCGGAGGGGTTACAAACAAAGAGCAAAGACAGGGAGAAGATTAAACGCGAAGGCGCAGAGGCGCTAAGAAGAAAAAAATAAACACGCAAAAGCGAAAACCGACAGCCAGTACATACCCATCCCCCCCCCCTTCCCGATAGCTATCGGGAGGTTAGGGGAGGTCGGAAAGAACAAAGAAGAAAGAACACTCATAACGGTGTAACAAAGGCAGTTTGAGTATTTTCATCACCCCTCCTTTGGAGAGGTTGGGGGAGGCCGAAACATTATTCTTCCCCTTCCCGATAGCAATCAGAAGGCCGGGGGAGATCCCCCAAAAACCATTTTGTGTCAATTTGTGCCATTCGTGTAATTTGTGTTCAATCAAGAAGCCCAAGCACAACACAACGGTGGCAGAGCGAAGTCGAAGCCACACATAACTTCTTAACTTCTGAATTCTGTATTCTAACTTCTGAATTAAAAAAAACCATGATCGAAAGATTAAAAGCATTTCAAGCCAAACGCAGGCAATTCGCCAACGGAAGAGAACTATCAGCAAGCCTCAAAATAGACAACGCCCTCAAACAAGAAATAGAAGACCTCACCAAAGCCCTCTTCCATAAAACCGTGAGCGGCTGCATCAACTGCTACATGGATGCCTACGTACAACTCATGAACCTAAAAATAAAAGACGCCATGGAAAAACTCGCATGTCAATTCAGGCTAAGAGCAGGAGCCCTGCTACAGGACTTCGACGACTCCACCAAACTCTGCTCACAAGCCAACATCACCCGCGAACTAGCCCTCCACCACCTGGCTAAAAACCCCGCCTGCCAAAGGCTATTCGCCATCCTCCCCGACGACTGGGAGCAACAGGTGGCCGATTACCAAGCATCGCAGGAAGAAGAATAAAGACAATTAGCAAATTAGCAAATTAGCAAATTAGCAAATGTGCTAATGAGTTAAAGAAATAAGTTCCGAAGGAACGTCTCATTTTGTAGTCCCGGATTTCAATCCAGGAAACAAAGAACAAAGATTGATTCGGGCTGAAAGCCCAACTTAGTTCAGCCCAAGGCAAGCGAAGCGACACCTTGGGTATCAGAAACGCACACAAGCCGGCGGGCTGTAAGCCCAGCTGAAATTTGAAAAACAGAATAAAATTCAGTAGCCCCTTCAGGGCGCAGGTTTGCACATCCAACCATTAACCCAAGGCGACGCTTCGCTTTGCCCTTGGGCTAAACTAAACTAGCCCTTCAGGCTGAATTCAACTGCAAAGAGCCACAGCCATCCCATTAGAAAAAAGCATGAATTGATAATTATCAATTATGAATTGTCAACCATCAATTATATTAAGTTTCGCATGAAAGCAAAAATACTAAAAACAGCATCAAGATACGACCTCATCAACGACACTGGACTGGGCATACAAGCCTACGCCCACGGCAACGACTACCCACAAACCGTGATGGAAATAGTAGATGCATCCGGCACAGGACTCTCATGCGTAGGCGTGTACGCCAAATTCATAGCCGGAAAAGGATTCAACGACAACACCCTATACCAAAAAATAATCAACCAAAAAGAGCAAACCGCCGACTATCTGCTCAACCAGATAGCCTCCGATTACGCCCTATTCGGCGGCTTCGCCATACACGTAAACTACAACGCCAACTACCGCATCACCGAGCTACAACACGTACCGCTGGAATGCATCCGCTTCGAAAAGCTGGGCGACGACAACCGGTTTGCCCGCCTAGCCCTGCACCCCGACTGGGGACGCCGATACCTCAACCTCCGCCGTTGGCGGCGTGAGGACATCCGCTTTATCCACCTCTTCAACCCCGACCCCGAACAAATACAAGCACAAGTAGATGCTGCCGGAGGGTGGAAAAACTATCGTGGACAAGTATATTACTACTCCAACCAAGGCGAAAAAGTGTACCCCAAACCCATTTTCGACCCCGTGCTCACCGATATGAACACCGAAGAAGGCATTGCCAACGTGTCAAACCGCAACGCACGCAACAACTTCCTCACCGCCGGAATGCTCATTGACAAAAGCAACAAAGACCAATCGGACGACCAGGAAAACGACACCGAAAAAGCACTCAAACAATTTCAGGGCGACGAAAAAGCCTGCAAAATAATATACGTGCAAGTAGAAGGAGAAGACGACAAACCCGAATTCGTAAGCTTCAAAGCAACCAACTACGACAAGGAATTCAACGTAACCCTCACCAGTTCGCAAAGCAACATCGGCAAAGCTTTCAACCAGCCACCCATACTCCGGGCCGAAGACGTGGGCTCCAACTTCGGAGCCGACCTGATGAAAAACGCCTACAACTATTATAACTCCGTGATAGAAAGCGAACGCCTCGTGGTGGAACGCACCTTCGCCACCCTCTTTGCCCACTGGAACGAAACCACCCCCGCCGATTTCAGCATCGCCCCCCTAACCTACGAAGTAGAAGTAAGCCTGGCCGATAGGATAGGGAAGGACAACCTAACTCAACTCGTGTCCATACTCAACAACACCAACATCAGCCCCGCGCAGAAAAAAACATACTGCACCACCCTCTTCGGGCTCACCCCACAGCAAGCCACACAAATGTTTGCCACACCTACACAACCATGATAATAGATTACACCGACATACGCGCCGTGCGCCCCATAGCCGAAAACCTGATCGACGAAAAGCGGCTCGCCCCCTACATCGACGAGGCCGACAAGCTATACCTGCTGCCCGCCCTGGGAGCCACCCTGCACAAAGCCGTAGAAACCGATAAAACAACCTACGCCACCCTCTTTGCCGGGGGATATTATGACGCCGACACCCGCCACTTTGCAGGCCTCACCCAAGCCGCCGGTTACCTGGCCTACGCCCGATTCGTGCGCAACCAGAACGTAAACGTAACCCCCTTCGGCGTAGTGCAAAAGCAAACCCAATACAGCAACCCGGTGGACGAAAAAACAATAGTACGCACCGCCAACGAAGCCGAGAAAATAGGCCTCGAATACCTCCGCCAATGCGTGGAATACCTCAAGTTCGGCGGACAGATAGACCAAAACGAAAAAACGAAAACCAAAAAGAAATTTAAAACCATAGGAGATTAAAATATATGAAGTTCTGGAACCAGATGGCCGAAAAAACTACCCTGTTGGACAACGATGTACTTATGGTAGGCGACTCTACCAACACCAACAGCCCCAAGCATTCCACCTTGGCCACCATCCTAAGCTGGGTGAAAACAAAGCTCGGCCTGTCCACCCTCACCACCGGCAACATCCCCGTGGCCGCTTCCGACGGAACATTGACCGATAGCGGACAACGACCCGTGAAAATTTGTTCCGACTTTTCCCGCCTGAAAGATTATACAATGGAGGACGTAACAGGAAGAGGAACCGTACTAATTCTTGAAGCAAAAGATTACACCACGGGCGAATATTTTGAAGTAGAGGATAAAGACATCCTACGCTTTTATGTCTCCCGCGTAAACTACGGCACAACCATCGACGTGGCAAAAACATATCAGGATAACACCGTATGCGTTCGCTTCAAGGACAAAACAAAAGGCACCATCTACGAGAAAAAGTTAGAAAACATAATAGGTGTACAGTCAGGGCATACTTGTCAGGTGAAGGATATATACGGAATCGGTTTTGACGTGCAACTTGCACGCTCAGGAGACGGATACTTATATACCCGATCCTTTTACGGACTAAAAGGTTATGAGCTGGTAACAGCAGCAACAATTGTGCTAGACACCAATGAAATACTCAATAAAGATACACCATACACCGTATCAACCACAACCGGAGCCACGGTAGGCTTAACAGCACCAACAGACGGATGCTCCGTGGTATTACCCACCACACTAACCGCCGATCAGTCCGTAACATTTGTGATAGCCGATTCCTCCAAAGCCATATCAATAGGAGGAACCATCTACCAGCCCGGCGATACCGTGTTCTGCGTGTATGATTATGACCCCGACACAGAAACCGGAGTCTGGACGGTAAACAACACCAAAGCACCCGTTATACCTGACTACAGCGATGTAAACGTTAAGTTCGTGTTAAACAATACCAATTTCAAATCACATAGCTGCGGGCAATCCTCGGCCGACGAACGCCAAGTTTGGTTTAGCACCACCACCAAACCCCTTACAAAATCTATGATAGGGCAGTTAGTTGCCGTGATAGAAAACATTGAGTATGTAACAACTACAGCCAACGACACGCTTAAAAATACGTGGCGTATTAAGCCCGGATTGTACTATGTTTCTGGAGCAAAAGGAGATGTAGCCAATGCCGAAACTGGCAATTATAAGCTAAACATAAAGAAACTGGCCGACATTGATTCCTTGTCTCTAGTAACCGCCGCCAACGAAAATGGCCTGACACAGGAAGGTATTTGGAAAGTAGTAAAAAGCACAGCTACCACCGGCTCATGGTTTGAGGAGCTATATGACGAAGCCGAGAAAACCTCTTTAGCGAATACGTTAGCCCTCAAAGCAGATTTAGTTAGTGGTAAAGTTCCCGCCTCACAATTACCCTCGTATGTGGACGATGTGGTGGAAGGTTATTACAGCAACAGCATCTTTTATTCCGATTCAGCACTCACAACTGCAATTACGGGAGAGCCCGGAAAAATTTACGTCGATCTAACCTCAAATTACTCATACCGATACGCAGGTACTTCATATATAAGAATCGACGAAGTGGATTTGGCTACAGAAACCACCGCCGGGCTTCTTTGCGCTTCCGACAAGACAAAGATAGATGCCTTAGATGCTACTATTGCTACTGATAGCGACTTCCAGTCCGGTACTGACAATAGCAAGCGCACAACGGTACTGGGAATATTTACCGCTTTTAAATATTGGCTTCAAAACACCACGATTAGCGCGCTAACCACAACCTCAAAAAACACAGTAGGAGCTATTAATGAAATAGTTACAAATTTTAGCTCTGTGGCCACAGATGCAAATGTGGTACATAAAACCGGAGCTGAAACAATAACAGACAAGACATTCATCGCAAATGGCACCAATGCTGCTATTATAGCACAAGGAGCACTAGGTAATGCAATTGATATAACATCGGATTATTCCGATGCCATCAACGCAAAGATTGGCCTTAACGCAGGCGCAGGTGTTAGAGTGACAAATAATAGTGTGCTTGCTCCTTCTTTTCAGAGTATTAATAACGGTCTTATGTCTACTACAAAGGGATTCTATTCAACAGGAGCAGGTCTTAATTTATTAGAATTAGCAAACACATCAAGTACTTCATATACGAGAATGTTATTTACAGGTACAGGCAGAAGTTTTACCACAGGAGTAGGAAATGCTGGCGAAACCACTTACGGGCTAGCTAATAAGTTCTATATATTTGACAGTACGGCATCAGCTCCCAGGTTTTATATAAACACGGACGGATCATCCGTATTTACCTCCACCATATCCGCGGCTAACCTGAGTGGCACCAATACAGGAGATGAAACATCCGCAACCATCGTAAGCAAATTAGGATACACACCTGCAAATGATGCTAATGTTTACACCAAAACGTCGATAGATAGCACCCTGGCCACCAAAGCCGACCTGGTGAGCGGGTTGGTCCCCGCTTCGCAATTGCCCTCCTACGTTGACGACGTGGTAGAAGGACTCTATACCGATGCCACCACCTTTACCGTGAGCGGCACCGCCATCACCTTGGAAAGCGGCAAAATATACATTTCCACCGACACCAACTATCAATACCGTTGGAGCGGCACCACCTTAATTAGAATATCAAATGTAGATTTGGCTACAACTACAACCGCCGGACTTCAATCCGCTGCTGACAAAACAAAAACAGATGCCTTAGATGCTACTATTGCTACTGATAGCGACTTCCAAACAGGTACAAACAACTCAAAACGCGCAACCGTGTTAGGCATTTTTACAGCTTTCAAATATTGGATAAGGAATGCGCTATTCTCCGAACTCACTACAACGGATAAAACAATTGTTGGAGCATTAAATGAATTAAATATAAGTACTCAATATATATCAAAGACTTATGCTGAGATGTCAACTCTTATTGCTAATTCTGGACTATCGATTAATCGGGATTATCTTATATCAGACAGGGGCGACGCAGGAATATTATTAAAGGCTGTTACAACATCATTATTGTCATGTGAAGGGGTTAGATTAATGCGAGTTCCTGTTACATATTTAAGTGAAACAAAAAATGGATACGTTTTTAAGAGTATGTTTTATGAAGGGACAACCTATGACAATGGAGTATATGTAAATTGGGGCGGTTATATTTGGAAACATATTTCAACAGTAACAAATGTTCCTGTTGATGAAAGTAGTCTTAATACAACGGATTGGAGCAAAGTGTCAAAAACAGATAATAATGCTTATATTACAAAAGCTTATAAATGCAAATATGATTTTGTAAATGATTATATCATTGAACAATGGGATGTTTTTGATAATCATGTATATGTAAGTTCTAAAGGTGTAGATATTATTTCTTCAATAGATCAATGTGATTGGAATAGAAATACTATTTCTTTTCCATATTATGCTGGAAATAAAATCTATAACGGAAGTTTTGGAAATGATTATTTCCCAACCGGAGCAGTAGTACATATACTTCGTAATGTTTTATATAGTGGTTCTATCTATAAAAATAGATTCGCCTCATCAGGTGGAAGCATAACGGCAAATACAACATTTGGATCTATTTATTCTAATGTTGTTGGAAATACAGGTAATTATGGTAATATAGATAATAATATAGCTTCTAATATTTATCTAAATAATGTTGCGAATGGACAACTATCAAATAATAGCTGTTCTGATGATATTTATTCAAATTCTGTCGCAGCAACATATATAACAAATAACAAATTATTAACAGGAGGCATATTCTTAAATAATTTATGGAATAACATAACCAATAACTATATTACATCTGGAAATATAAGCAACAATGTAACAAGTAGTTCAACTTCTAATCCAAGTGATATACGCAGCAATCTTTGTAATTCTTCTATAAACAATGTCGCCGGACTTATTTCTAAATTTAAAAATTCATCATTAACCACAGATGGCATAGTTACTAATGATGCAACGGGTTTGTTAGGAACCGTTTCGACGATTCCAATTGCAAACGGTGGTACAAATGCAACAACTCCTAGTGCTGCACGTGCCAACCTAGGCACCGCTGCCAGTGGAGCAAATTCCGACATCACCAGCCTAACAGGAATAAGCGGAAACATCTCGTTTACATCCTCCGATGTAAGCATTGTTGGCAGCAATACCAATCCTGCACTTTCCATGTATGCCCATCGTATTTTTGGAGACAATACCTCCCTGCAATTAGGCGTAAACGATGTGATAAAATTGCAGCTAAACACGGCAAACCAATTAACCCCGGTTGCAGACAATTCACTTACGTTTGGCGGAGCATCTAATGCCATCAAAAATATATACTCATATAGCTTGACATTCGGAGCCACGATAACACCGGTTGGAACCACAGGAGCACAAACAATCAACAAAAGTGCAGGCCGTGTAAATGTAGCAGCAGGAGCAACCTCTATTGTAGTTACCAATAGCCTGGTAACCGCCAATTCGATAATTACAGCCGTTGCCGCCACACATGGCACGGGTGGAGTAATAGAAAGCACAGTAAAAAGTGCTGGCAGCTTTACTATTTATCTTTCCACGGCTCCAACGGCGGAAATGGCTATTGACTTTTTTGTTGTGAATTAAAATAGCGGGGTAAACGAAAGCCCCCATCTCCCTTCGGTACGTTTCTCAGGCAATACCGAAAAGCAAAGGTGCCATAACACCACGACAAGGGCTTAAAAGCCTTTGATTGGTGTTATGGCACCTTTATGTTTACCTGAGATTACAAAAGTATATATTTTTTTAAGAAATGAAAAATCACATTCAATCCCCGCTACCGTTTCAGGGTCAAAAACGGCGTTTCGTAAATGAGTTTAAAGCAGCGTTAAAACAGTTCTCTGATGCTACCGTGTTTGTCGACCTATTCGGCGGTAGTGGGTTATTGAGCCACATTGTCAAGCAAGAGCGACCGGATTGCCGTGTTATTTACAACGATTTTGACGACTACCATGTGCGTATAGAAAATATGTCCAGGACAAATAAATTATTGTCAGATATTCGTGTGTTGCTTGCCACTACGGAAGCGGATAAAAAGGTGAGCGAACTAGTAAAGAAAGCCGTATTAGAGCGCATTAAGCAGGATGAAAAAGGCGGTTTTGTTGATTATATTACCCTGTCAAGCAGCCTCTTGTTCTCAATGAATTACGCAACAAACTATGCTGAGATGTCAAAGCAGACACTTTATAATAAGCTGCGATTGTCGGAATATAATGCCGATGGATATTTAGATGGCATAGAAGTAGTAAAACAGGATTATCGAGACCTCTTCCGGGTGTGGTACCCACACCCGGATGTTGTATTTCTCGTTGATCCGCCCTATTTGAGTACGGACGTTTCTACATATAGCTGCTACTGGAAGTTGGGTGATTATTTGGACGTCTTACAGGTGTTACAGGGAACTAATTACTTTTATTTCACTTCAAATAAAAGTTCAATTTTGGAATTTTGCAGGTGGATGGAAATAAACCTAAAGGCTGATAACCCATTTCATGGGGCGATTAAAAAGGAGTGCGCACAGAACGTTACACACATCTCACGCTATACTGACATTATGCTGTATAAGCACAAATAA